TCTCAGCTTCGCGATGCCAGTGGGAATTACTTCCGATTGGCCGACCATGTCTCGCCGCGTAGCGACTAACCTATAGAAAAGCGTGAGTGACCTTATCGGTTGGTTTTTGGACTAATGCAGTGCTGCTCAAGCTGCGCAACTTATCTCTCGATATTCCGTTGGCTTCGCTGCATTCCTACTCAGAGGCTGTGTATTTGGTCTCGTACAATAAGACGACTAAATTTTGACTCGATAGTTAGAGTTAGACGGCTACATTTATACTCGATAGCTAGAGAAAAGAAAGGACTCATTCAAACTCCGTGATCTCGACATCCTTGGAAAAGGTGGTCTTCCAGGTTAATGTACGCTTGCCGAATGCACCATGCAATGTTATCGTGTTTGGTACTACAGCAACAGCATGATCTTCATAGACAACAACAAATGACCTGGAGATCTTTCTCCTATCCATTTCATCCATTAGTCGTTTGCGAGAGCGCTTGGCAAAATGCTCATTCATGATGATCAAAGGAACGCGATTCTCGCGACACACGCGCAAAGCCAATGTGCGCGAGACAGGACCCCGATAAGAAGCGATGGCATTGATGGCAGCAACGTTTGTACGTACGCAATTCGCCAAAGCATAACCAAAACAACCACCGTTACGCTCTCGGATAGTGTATTGTCTTGGCTCCTCTGACCGTAACTCTGCAGGCAGAACGTCGAAAGAGGCATTCGCAACTGCGAGCGCTCTTGTCCAAAGATCGAAAACGACAACAGGATCACCACCCCATACTTGGCACCTTGCTTCTGCATATGCTTGCAGCCCATGTCTAGCGCCTAACGCTTCGATGCGCTTCGCATCAGCTTGAATACCTGCATGTTGTATTTGGTTGCGTTTGCGGAAAGCGTACTTCAATATCGTCCGCAGAGCTTTGTAGACCACAGTATGATGTGGTAAAACAGCCCTACTAATGAAAGTCACGCCAGTTTTTCGTTGCTCACGTTCTTCTATTTTCCAAGTCAATCCAACGTTGGCCATGATTTGATCAGTGATCCCCTTATCTCTCCACTCTGGCATGCGATCCATTGTCACATCATCACCGCTTTGGCATATACGTACATCTTTCAGCCTTGCCACACTGACAAGAGAACTGTACGCCATGATTTTGTTTATGATGAGCGTCCATGGATCGCCAGAAGCGAGTGCTTTACTGAGCACGAACTTGAAAGGCGAACCCATCATGCGCACCCGTCTCTCATCGCGAATTTCCTTAGCAAGAGCACCAAGACCTTGCTTGTCTGCCGCGAATTCTAAGAAAATAGAAGCCACAATCACATGAACCGGTTTGTGAGACGAATCTTGTTTCTCGATGTCCAATTCCACAGTGTTCTCAAAAGTGCCAAGGAAATCCTCCACTTCTTCCTCGCGTAAGCCAACTGGGGAGAGCTTGCCTTTCTGCATGGCCCTCGCCCAAGCATGAGTGAGAGCATCGCACGTATCAGCAAATATGGCCTGTTGTAAATCACTTGCAGACACCACGCCTTGCGCCTTGAGCTCGGAAGGACCGTTCACCATCTCCGACGGTTTCTTCGCGAACTCTGGTTTCAAGAAAGCAAAAGACAGAGTTGATGCGGCAGTCTCATAATTCGCATATGCACCGTCAATTGCTTGTTGACGCGATTGCCTTGTAATGGCAGCCCTTCTTGAATTGTTAATGTGAGCAAAAAACAACTTCTTGTCTATTACTTCCTCGAACAACCACTCAACTATCCTTTCGGCATCAACATAATCTTGAGCCCGTGTATGGACGTTTGGTACACTGCGTGTCAAGGCTTGTACTTGATCCGCACCAGGAACATCTCGAGGCTGAAATGCATAGTGATCAAACCTATCGGAATGCGCAATGTTTTCATCCCTGAAGCTCACTCCTGAGACTAACTCAACATTCGTGCGAATTTCCGAGGTAGACAAAGGATCACCATCGCCCGTGAACACCGTTGCAATCGTGATCGGATCTGTCAATGGTACCTCATTGAGATGAGATTCAACCAGCATAGGCTCATGCACATGCAACCAAACAGACTCATTCTCAGCACGTACATCGCAAAAATCCCAAGAAGTGCCCCCCATGATCACCGTATCTGGTAGTGCACCATTGATGCTTGTGTCATCAAACCAACGAAAATGCGTCAAAGCGGCTGTGCCCTCGACAACGAAGATTGTCTTCTTACGTGCACGCGTAAAGCCAACAGCACAATGAGCAGCTTGCTCAGTCTGCCCAAGCCAATGCAAGTCACCACCCAGCGCACGACCCAAGCCGTGAATCACTGAGTATTCGGACCTACGGCCTTGACACTCATGAACTGTTGCAGCACGGACGCCCCTCGCCAGCACCATTTCCTTGCCAATTTGTGTGCCCTGCATCGCAATGTCACCCTTGCCTGGAAGTAATGTGTCATCAGCAGTGAGAGTATAACACAAACTTTCTTTGTCCTCAGAACCACAAAATAAATCTTCAACGAACGTATCCGTTACGGTGCTGTGCAAGTAAGTAACCGCCGCGTCCCAACCAACAAAAGTCGTGGGAGTAATCATGACGCACGGTGCCTCACTCGCCACAAGTTTCAATTGCGTTGGTGAGAATACGTTTGATATTTGTCTGCGATCACCAATAGTTATTACCCCACGGGCCCTATGGTGACGGTTGGCTATAGCTTGCAAATGTTCAGGGTCAAAAGCGTAGCATTCATCGATTATGACAAACCTAGAAGCATATTTGGTGATCAAGGCCTCATGTTGCGTCACCACTGTGGCTCGTCTAATTGGATCCAACTTTCCCAAATTTTCCTGCCACTCTTCCTTCAGTTCTCGCGTCGGCACCACAACGATGTCATTGGCTGATATCCATGTGCGCGGCACTTTGGACTTTCCTCCCATAGCTAAGCCGGTAATGTGAGCCAACCAATTCTTGGCGGACGCTTGTGTGAAGAGATTTGCTGATTTGCGTAACACATCGGCAACATAATCAATACCCGGTGCAGCTAGCTGAGCTTGATACCAAGGCATCATGGCTGCTTCATTGCACAAGCGTGAACCGAGATCCGCTGCGACCACTGCCTCAATCAACGCCAACTGTATCTGTGCACCACGGGCATCTGGTGAGATGTAATTTGGTCCAGCTATATTGGTTGTATTGACAGTAGCTCCGTGCTGCAAGTCCATCAACGCATGAATTGGTGAGAAATCATACTCACCATTCGCTTGAGTCAACCGATGAAGACGGTATTCCCCATGTGCAGATGGTAAGGTAATAACCTTCTTGTCAAAACATTCGCGGATGTCCTGGTTGTCAATGGGTCGCAGAGGAACCGGCAGCAGCTCTGGAACTCCTCCCAAGGCGAAATGCAACCCGTCAAAGACCTCTGGTTGCACTGAAGCTAGCTCTTTTTTTAGCATATGAATCATTTTCCCTTTCTGTTCATGAGAAGCCTCACGGCAATCATGGTGAAAAGCGCTAAGTAAAACAGACGCTGCAGCCGCACGCCGTACGTGTGAATTAAACTTTCCCAGGAATAGCTTGATCTCCGAGAGGAAATCTGAATACGGCAAAGCTGCGTTGAGCTCCAACTCTGCAATTTGCTCCTCGGGCAAAAGATTTTTCTCACGAAATCTCTGCAAATCCACAGCATGATCAACACTGAACACATTAAAGAAAGTCTCCACTATGTCTATCGTGGCGGCTTGGAAATCAAGATCCTGAGCATCTTGGACGGCAACCCAAAATTTTGCCATTTTCTGATTGGACCAATCCAAATAGTCCAAGAAAGCTGTTATTTTCTTCACAGCGTCCGGGCGCCCCATGATCCTGGCGACTGTGATTGTGCAATCAGATAAGACGCGTGTTGCATCGATAGAATATCGTAAACCGAGCATCACCGCGACTCCAACCACATCAGCGTACGAAAAGGATACCGACCATGACTCTCGGAAACCGGCTTCGATAGCGCTTTGCCATTTGCGAGGAGTAGTCACCCACCCATACAACGTTGACCACGCACTGATTACGATATTAATCATTGATGCGGGTTCTATCTTAGCACCAAAGTGCTCTTCCATGGCCCGTTCTGACATCTGGTCGAGAGTCATTTGTCCGATGTCCGTGCGATAGATCCGCATCAATGCTTCCATGCTCGACATAGCACCCAATGCCATTGTACCAGTGGTTGTTGCAGCCAACGTGCTGGCTACACTCGAGTAGATACTTTTGCGCACCGTTGCAGCTGCGGTTTGAGGGCGCAACTCCTGCGCATGATTCTCCGCTAAGGCGTCCTGAACCTCAGAATAAACTTCGATCCATACACCTAACGCCTGAGCCTCAGTTTCAGATAAAGTAATCCTAGGAGTGACTTGCGTGCCCGAAATTGAGTAAGTGACCACTGATTGGCGCAACACAATGCGCGCAACCATCTTGTCTTTTATCGCCTGCGTGCGGTATGTGGCCATGACCCGATCAAAACCCTTCTTCTCGACAAGGACTACTGGGCGCGTCATGTCCGGCATGATCAAGCGAATGAAATAATAGTGTTCATAAGATGGTAGGCAGCGCGTAGCCCAACCGCCGGGTGATAACGTCAGTTCATGGTATTGTGATGCATGATCACCGAAGATGATGGTGCGTCGCAGCGAATGACCAGCTGCGTACGTTGGAGCAAACACTTGCTTGACCTTACCCAAGTCCTGAACATAATCGCCGCCATCATGATATGAAGACACCACCTTCCCAAACGCAACCTCGGTAGTCATCTCGGTGAGAGTATCATAGACCTTACGACCCATCAACACTCGCCAATCAACCGAGAACTGCGAGAGAGCATTATATACGTCTGCCTTGACCATGAACTCCACCAATGTCCGAGCATCCATGTTTGGTTCGATATTTATCAAAACTATGCTCGACACTTCAAAGCGCTTGAAATGACCAGCGGCCCGCTGCCACTCATTGGTCTTGATAACACGGCCTGCGCGTCGTGCCGCAATCAAAACCAAACATTCCGGTGCTTTACACTGGGTGCAATGCTTAGCACGCCTAGAAGCATCCAAAACATCAGTGTACTCCCAAATCGCGGAGTTGGGGAAAGAATGGATCTCCGCCTTGCTAGGTGAAACCAAACCTACAATGGCCCCTTGCAACGACACAATTGCGTGATTCAACGCAGCTCGACGGATAGTGCCAGAAGCTCGGTGACTCTCGATGCGGGGCGAGTATCGCATGGGCCCGATCAAGCTCAGAAGTCTATGGTACTGGGGCGATGACGGTGGGACGGACGTCGCAATCCCCTCAAAGAAAGCATCTAGGGCTACGGCAGCCCGCTCCTCAGTTGAACCCAAAACTTCCATCCCCGACAACAATACTTTTGATGCCTCCAGCGCTGAAACTGTATTCATAGGTCTGACAAGTGCATGACCATGTACAGCTTCCTCATCTCCTTCTATCCTCCGATTTGCGTGAGGGAGGCGCAAGCCACGACCTCTCGGCAAAATAGGAAATTCCAAAGCTGTGTTGCTGATATATCTGCTCACTTGCCCATTAAGTTGTCCAGACACTGGCATATGCCTTGAAATATTGCGCGCAGCATCAGCAAAAGCCTCAAAGTCAGCCTGACTGCCGATGGTTGGAATCACCGAACCACCAAAGGAGAAATCACCCCCCTCACCTAAATGCAGCCGTCCTCCAACAAAAGAAATACAGTTTTCAGCATCCTGAAAACTCCCCAAAGTCATGCAATAATACACTCCTTGAACAATGAAAAAAGCCGGATTCGGTCCAAGGAAAAACGCTACGAGAAACTTACAATAAGGAAACCTTTTCACGTAGCAAAACCCACTATCAGCTCGGAGATACTTGTAGAGATTGACGCATTGATAGTAGAAGATGTATGAGGTGAGTACATCAATGAGAAGGAGAAAGGTAGTTCGGAACATCAGCAACATACTTAATAAAGTGCACATGTTGGTGAATGATAGTGGTATTGTAGAGGGGTGGGCTGGGGACTGTG